GGCAATATTGTCCAATTCTTTTTCGTCAACCGTTTCGGTCTCGATACTTAAAAGCGGCATTCCGTATTTTTCGCTATGTTGGCTCCAGTCAACTTTTGAGTAAAGTTTCCAGATAACTTCCCTGGCTGCTATTTCCAATTTACCCAAATCTTCTTTACTCCCAGATTCTAATAATCCTAATGCGTTAATATTGTCGCGAAAGTTAATCTTTAAATCTTTATCGTAATCAAATACAACATCCCCGGTATTAGGAATAACATGATATCGGGGAATTAAATCGCATTGCTTAAAACCTTTTTCATCTTTCTGTACCAATTCAATAAGCGAATGTCCGTAGAATTCAGCATCGAGCACATATTTTACAAAATCGGTAAACCATGAACGTTCAAAAAATAAGCTTTTATCTGGCTGTTCTTTTTTATTTGAGTCAACAATTTTAAATTCGCTATGTTGTACATTGTTGTGGGCAATGTCGAGTTGCGAACGCAAATGGCCGTCCTTTATGGTTTGCGTATAAATCTGAAGGATTAATCTTCTATCAGGTTTGTCTTTGTCGTTTGCAGCATCAACAGCAGTTCTTAGGTTATCCATTTCCATTTCAACGCGGCTTGGTCGTTGAACTACTATTTTTTTACTAAAGCGCGCTTTATCCTTTACTGTTTTGTTTGGTGTATCAGCCAGATTTACCCTACCTGTTGAAGTATTGAAACTTGAAATTATATTTTTTAGCTTTTCAAACATTGCATTAAATTTTACGGTGTATGACTTCTTTTTGTGTTACTTCCCCATCTAAAAATAGTATTATTATTACCATCTTCATCAATTAGCTTGGTTAAGGTTGTGTTTCTTTTCCCGCTTTCAATAGATTTAATTTCATTTACGGTATCATCGTAATTTTTCACAACCCTTTCGGGAACCTGCATATCAGGTACGCGTTCGTAGATAAAATAAACAGAAAGGTTAAGCATCCATCTTATTAAATTTTTGTGACGATCAGTTGATGTTTTTGCAAATTCAGCGTCCAGGTCATAAATATGACTCAATGCATCTTGAATAATCGCCGTTGCCTGCAATTCTGCTTCATCCATTACACTATCATCTGTATCGATAATCTGGGTCCTTATTCCAGCATCGATTTTTAATTTAAAATCATCTTCAAGTAAAAAGTTCATATTCGTCTTTTAATATTCTTTGTAAATTTTCCAGTCCTGGCAGTTGAGCCATTATTCCTGCTTATATGTTTTTCAAGATATGAAAATACCTGTTCGTCGGCGTCAGGTGCATCATCGTGCGTTCTGTAACCTGGCTCAATGCCATAAAGCTGATTAAGCCCTTCCTGGGTGTCATTATCTCCTATCATTTTTTCAGGATAGTTTATGCGTCCATTTTGGTAATACACCTGTGTACGCATCATTCTGTCGTATTTTTTGCCTTTTGGGGTGTCTACTTTAACCAGATTAAGTTTAACCCCGGTTTCATCTTCAACTTCTTTAATGGCATCTTTTACGGCATCATTCCAGAATTGCGATTCAAAGCGCCAATGAACTGAAACGGTATCAGGTAAATTCTTTTGAAAATTGCTCATCCATCGCAAAGCTTCTTTCATTTTGGTTTGTCGAACAAAGCTGGCGATATAATAAAATGAAGTTTCTTTTAAGCCCCAAACCCTTGCAGCATTGTAGTCGCTTGTTTTTGTACCTGCATAAGCTACGTCCCAATGCCCTGAGATTACCTTAAAATGGTTAAGTTTTGGATATGTTTTTAAAAAATTTATTTGTTCTTTTTTGAATATTTTACCCTCAACATGTGGCTGATTACAATATTCGGCAAGGGCTGAAAGCCTGCCTATTTCGCTTTCTATTGCTTTCCAGTACTCAGCTTTATATTTCGATTTCCACGCGGGTTCATAAGTGGCAGTGTCGTAAGCATCAACCCTATGCACAAAACAATTAGGCATTAAAGTTTCTAAAACAGTTTGTATCATCCTGGGTGCAAACAAGTTGTTTGCCATTAAAAAACGTGCCCTAAATCCGTCCATTGTTGGGATAACAGCACTTAAAATCCAATTTGCAATTTCATCCTGTCTTTTTGGGTTTTTGATGGTGTCTTTATCTTCAAGGTCGTCGCAAACAATATAATCAGGACGCCTGTTTTTCATTCGCAAGCCCCTTACATCCTGACCGGCTCCAATAGCCTTACAAACAAATCCGTTTTTTGTAATAAAATAGCCTTTTTCCCAGCTGCCTTTTATTTTTTGTTCACCAAAATCGTGATGCAACCGGCTGTTAGCATCGAATTCAGCCTGTAAGTCTGATTGAAGTATTTTTGCCTTATCTTCATTGTTCCCGATAACTACCATGTAACGAATGTCGTCGTTTATCCATAGCCAAAGAGGTATAAAGACATCTGCAATAACACTTTTTGCCTGGGCACGACCCCATCGCATAATGGCCTTTATTCTTTTTTCTCGCTTTACCTTATTTGCGATTTCAATATGAAAAGGAGCACTATCAATTAATTGCAGTGTTTCCTCATCAGTAATATAGTGAAAAAGATAGTGTTTTACAAAAAAAGCAAAGTCCTTTTTAGCTATTTTAATTCGTTCCTGTTTTTCGCCAGGTGTTTCAAAAATATTTACTGTTTTACCCTCTCGCACATTTTGAAGATGCTTCAGGTAATTATCGTATATTACTTTGCTTTCGCGCTTCATTAATCGAGTATTGTTGATTGCTCATTTAAATGTGACTCTTGAAAATCAAGTGTTTTATAGTAAAGTTCGGGGCTATATCTTTCTAGTGCTGTGAAAATAGATTTCATTACGCTTAAATAAGTACCAAGTGTTATATTATTTTCTTTATTAACTTGTTCAATTTGCTTTCCCCACTTATTAATTGCGCTATCAATATCGGCAATTTGATTGCGTAGTATTTTTTGGGCATCTTCGTCCTGGGTAGATTTCAAATTGTGCATTAATTCTAGGCGGTCAGCCGCCAATTGGTCAACTATATGCATCAAATTGTCTATCCTGTTTTCTTTTGAGCTAATTGCAGCCGTGCGTAGGCTTTTCCATCCCGATTTATTAACCCAATCGGAGATTGTTTTTTCAGATACATTCAGTAAGTCTGCAATCTCTTTGCCTGTTTTCCCCTGCTCAACATATAATATGCGTGCGGTGCGCCTTTCTTTTTCTTTAGCCATTATGCAGTTATGTATAATGCGAGTTTTTCTAAGTGTTGGATTGTAACGCCTTTTTTAAAAAATCCCCGCCTAATTAAGTATTTTAATTGAAACTTTGTATAAACCCTTGGTTTGCCTGCAACTGGTAATACAATACACTTATACTTAGTTTCTTTATTTAACTTATTGGCTTTACGGATAGCCATTTTCAGCCGTAAATTATAGATGAATTTATTCATACCTTATTTTTTCTCAAAAATCTTAATAATTATGCGGCTTTGATAAAAATAATCGAACAGTTTTACAATTTGGTCGAATTATGCCCCTATTATTTGAAATGCTCCTTATTCCTTAAAATCTTTGTGTCTACTTATTGAAAAACGAAGGTTTTAATTTATGAAAGTTATTTTATCAACTGAAGATTTGAATAGTTATGGTTTCTGGGTATTAACATCAGGAATAATGCTTAAACGCTTTAAGCAAAATCCGGTTGTTACCTTAAATCATGATACATGGTCGATGTCAATTGGAAAAATTACCAATATACAGGTCGAAAATGGTCAATTAGTTGGTGAAATAGAATTTGATGAAGAGGACGAAAAAGGCAAAGAATTAAAGAGAAAGTATGAAAAAGGCTTTATGAGTGGCTTTTCAATCGGTATTAAGATTCTTACATTATCTGAAGATCCTAAATGGATTAAAGAGGGACAAACCAGGGCTACAATTATAAAATCTGAATTAATGGAAATTGCCTGTGCGACTGTACCATCTAACTCGAATGCAGTTAAACTCTATGATGCCGATGGAGAAATACTTAACCTTTCATCAACCAAATTAAAAACCATTGTTCCGGAACTTAATAAAAAAGAAAACAAAATGAAAGAAATTGCCCTAGCTCTTGGATTGAGCGAAAATGCTACACAAGAAGAAATTAACGCTAAAATAGCAGAATTAAAGGAAAATAACAAGCCTGTTATAGCTGTAGTTGGCGACAATGCAGATAAAGCTGCTTTGGCAGCAATGTTTGTTGAGCTTGGAACTGCCAAGGCTGTAATTACCGACGAAAACAAAGCTGATTTTGAAAAGCTTTTTGAACTTGATTCAAAACTTGCTGTCAGGATGATTAACAATTTTGCATCAAAAGTTGAACCTTCAACAATAGTTGATAAAGAGGAAACTGAAAAGGTTACGCTGACATCACTTATTGAAAAACTTGGTAAAGGAGGAAATTCTGAAAAAGAAAAAACCTTTGACTCTTTAACTGAAACCGAACTGGTTGAACTTAGAGAAAAAAACACACCGGAATACATTCGATTGTTTGAAAAGCATTATGGCTTTAAGCCAAAGCTTGATTGAATTAAATAGGAATTATTGATCGATTAAATAGAATAAAAATACAATTAAAATACAATTAAAATTTATAAAAATGAGAGCACGTATTTTCACATTATTATTATCAGTACTCTTTACTGCATTAAGTGGAACAATTTTGGCAGCTACAGCTGTTATATCACCATTTATTACACTTCCCGTTTTGTTTGGCGCATCATTGATACCTGGTGTCGATGGGTTACGTGCTGGTGTTTACAAAGAGGTGTGGACAGGTGAAATGGTTAAGGCGTTTAAATTAGAAGGATCATTTCTTGATAAAGTTCCAGATCAGAGCCGATTTGTTGAAAATGATGTTATTCACCTGGTAAAAATAGGTGTTAAACCAGAAGTTTTGATAAATAATACAACTTATCCATTAACTCCAGCGTCATTGGCAGATGTTGATATACCTATTGGTCTTGATAAATTAGAAACAGTTCCTACAGCCATTACTGATGATGAATTATATGCTATATCTTATCCTAAGATGCAGGCAGCTATTGAGCTTCATAAAGATAGCCTAATGGAAAGCGCATTGAAAAGAGCCGTTCATGCATTTGCACCAGCAGCAGACGCAACTTTAACCCCACTTATTAAAACAACTGGCGGAGATAATGGAAATGGATATAATAAAATAACCGTAGCCGATATAATTTCGCTTAAGAAAGCATTTGACGACATGAAAGTACCAATGGACGGTAATCGAATTTTGGTATTATGCTCGCAGCATGTTAATGACCTTTTGAATACAAATGAAACATTCCAAAAACAATACCAGGATATAACTTCAGGACGTATCCTTAATATGTATTCATTCGAGATACATGAATTCACTGATATGCCGCTTTATGATGACCTATTTGCGAAAAAAGCATATGGTGCAGCCGCAGCTGGAACTGATAGGGATGCATCTGTAGCCTTCTATGCAAAAAGAATGTTTAAAGCTAAAGGCAGCACAAAAGCATTCATTACTGAGGCCGAAAAAGATGCCTTAAATAAAACTAACTATATGTCGTACAATCAGCGCTTTATTGCATTGCCGAAAACTCAGGAAGCTATTGGTGCTATTGTAAACGATACTACCGTATAAATTACAGCAGAGGTGTTTTATTCAGGAAAAGTTAGCCCTTTAGTGGGCTGCTTTTTTAAATAACAAAAAAAATCGAGTCCCATGTCAAAAAAAGAAAATCAAGATAATAGCGGCAAAATTAACATGAAAAGTGCCGATGGCGAAATTAAGGAAGTGGAAAACAAACATCTTCTTGAAATAGAAAATGAACCTGAAACAGAAAAGGAGCCTGAAACAGAAAATGAACCTGAAACAGAAAAGGAGCCTGAAACAGAAAATGAACCTGAAACAGAAAATAAAATAGATAGTGCTTTACATCAGTCAATTAAAGCTGTTTTTGAAGTAAATAAATCTGCTAAAATGGTTTTAGTTACTGAAGATGGTCAGGTTTTTCTTGAAAAAGATAAGTCTTACGCAATCAATCACTCTATCAGAGATGGAAGGGTGAAAAGAGTTAAACCTCTTGAAATTATTGAAGTGTTACGCTCACAAATTTAATTATGTCTACAACAATTATAATCGCTTTATTTTCATTGTTTACAGCGCTAGGTTCAAGTTTTATCACGTTCCTATTCACTAAGAAAAAGAATAAAGCAGAGACGCTGAGTGTTGAGCTTGATAACGCACGTAAAGTTATTGAGATTTGGCGCGAATTAAGTGAAGAGCAAAGCGAAAGAATTAAAGTATTAGAAATCCGCATTGACGATTTACAGAATGATATGGAGACGATTAAATCTGCTCATGAGGAGCAATGCAATTCCTGTAATTATAAAAAATTTTACCTAGAAAACAATAAATAAGATGAGTTTACCAGGTGTTAATATAACCGTATTAAACGGGGCTTTAGGCTCTGTTCCTGGCACTGCCGACGGCATTGCAGGAATGATATTAAGCGGTGTTGCCGTTGCTGATAAAATAGCATTAAATGAGCCAAAACAGATTTTCAGCCTTGCTGAAGCAGTGGCTTTAGGGCTTGATGAGGCTTATGATACTGCAAACGAAACAGATGTTTATTTCCAGATTAAACAGTTTTATAGTGAAGCCGGAACCGGTGCAGAATTATGGATAATAATTGTTGCAGATACTGTCACAATGGCTGAAATGGCAGACATAACAGAGGTTGATAATGCAGTAAAGTTGCTTAATTCAGCAAATGGGACTATTCGCTTATTGGGAATTTCTCGAGTTCCTGGTGCTGCTTATGTTGCAACTATAACAGACGGCCTTGACGCTGATGTTTGGAGTGCTTTAACAAAAGCACAGGCTTTAGCTGCGAGTTATGCAGACAATATGAGGCCTGTAAGGGTTGTTTTGGCCGGACGACAATGGTCTGGCGTTGCTGGAGACTTAGCAGATTTAACTGAAAGAACTGATAACCGGGTAATGGTTACTTTATGCGGTCAGGCTTCAGGCATCGAGGATGCAAACATCGGGATAGTATTAGGCCGATTGGCTGCTATTCCTGTTCAAAGAAAGATTTCACGTGTAAGAAGCGGGGCATTGCAATTAACAGCAGCTTATATGACAGACGGTGCTACCGTAGAAAGTCATGAAAGCGCACTTGGTTCTATACATGACAAAGGTTATGTTATATTCAGAAAGTTTGAAGGTAAAGCTGGTTATTTCTTTTCAAGTGACCATATGGCAACTGCTGACACCGATGATTACAAATACTTTGCACGTGGGAGGGTAATTGACAAAGTTGTGCTATTGGCTTATGATACATTTGTAAATGAAGTTGATGAAGATATAGAAATTAACGCTGATGGGACTTTGCCGGCAAGCTATCTCAAATCATTGCAAGGCGATATTGAGAAAATAATTAATACCTCGATGGTTGCTGAAGGTGAGTTGAGCTCTGTTATTTGCACAATTGATCCTACACAAAACGTGTTAAGTACTGATAAGCTTTCAGTATCTATACAGGCTATTCCTCAGGGATACACTTCAACAATAGATATTGAAATAGGATTTTCTAACCCCTTAAATAATTAGTAAAATGGCAACATTTAATAGTGCAGAGTATGGCTGGGCTGATGTAGAAATCTTTATGCTTGGAAGAAAATTAGTGGGTGCGAGAGGTTTGAAGTATAAACCATCACAGGAGAAAGACGTTATTTACGCTGCGGGTAATGAACCGCGTGGTATTGGCCGTGGCAATAAAAAATATGAAGGCACATTAACTCTATTGCAGAGCGAGGTACAGGCATTAGAACAGGCCGCCGGTCAAGGTAATGACATTATGGATCTTCGGAATATCAACATTACTGTTGCGTATGCTCCTAAAGATGGTGGTGTAATATCTACAGATATCATTGAATTTGTTGAATTCACTGAAAGCGAAAAGGGTTTAATGCAAGGTGACAAGTTTGGAGAAATAGCACTCCCTTTTATTGCGCTCGGAATTAAGAAAAACGTGTAATAATTTATCAATATGACTGAAAAAACAACCGAAATTACAAAAACTCAAATTGAGCAATGGAAAAAACAGTATGGTGGAGTCTATCAATACACATCTGGTGAATTGAAATGTTTTTTAAAGCGCCCTGATAGGAAGATTCTCGCTTTTGTCCGGGAAACTAATGACACACCAATGAAGTTTAACGAAGCGTTAATCAACAATTGTTGGCTTTCAGGTGACGAAGAGTTGAGAACTGATGATAAGTATTTCCTGGGCTTATCTGCTAAGATTGATGAAATAATTGAGGTAGAAACTGGTGAAATGCTAAAGTTATAGGGGCGGCGGAGGTAAATGAAAGAGATTACATCAGACAGATTAACGCAGAGTTAAGATACTATTTTCATTTAGATCCTGATATCCTAACCGATAAAGAGTGGGCAGCCAGATGGCAGGAATTAATTTGGGTACGTAAAAATGAAAAAAAATTAAGTCTTTAGCTTTAAATATATAAAGTATAATAATAGAAAAATTAGCACGGGGATGATATAGCATATTATCCCCGGCCAGCTTATAAGAATTGATAAGCTTATAATTACCACATAGATAACTTTTAAAATTCGTGATATCATTTTATGAAAAAGTTAAGTTTCATACTCGAATTGGTCGATAAAACACGGGACTCTTTTTCAAAGGTCAGCGCCGGGTTTGACAAAGTTAATCAATCTGCAAAAAAAACGCAATCTTCGCTTAAATTATTACCAAATTCAATTTCTGCATTAGAACTAAAATTAGATTCTCTAAAGAAAAAACAGGCAGATGCTTTCACTGTTGAAGGGATAAAACACTACCAGAAAGAAATTAATCTCACACAGAAGGAGCTTAATAAGCTTAATTCAAATAAATTTAGTGGATTTCAGAAAATAGGAAATCAAATTGGTGGGCAAGTTCCTGGAATGGCAGGAATTGCAAACGCATTAACATCTCCTGCCGCCTTAGGTATTGGTGCCGGTATAGGAATTGGAAAAACGTTTTATGATATGACTGACAAAGCCATGGTCTTTGAGTCAGGAATGTCGAAAGTAAATGGAACTTTACAGTTATCACAACCCGAATTAAAAAAGGTAAGGGATGAGCTTCTTACCTTTGGAAAAAATTCCACAACAGCCCTTGAGAGTGTTCCTGATGCATTTTACAAAATAGTTTCTGCAACCGGTGGAGACTTGCCTGTGTCAATGGACATTATGAAACAATCATTAAAAGGTGCAGAGGCGGGATTCACTGATGTGAATAATGTCGCAGATGCAACCGTAAACATAGTAAATGCGGTTGGAAAATCGAACACCAATGCTAATGAGGTTATGGATGTATTGTTTTCTACATTGAATAAAGGCAAAGTCGAATTTACAGATATAGCTAATTACCTTCCAAAACTTATTCCTATCTCAAATAACCTGGGAACTTCCTTTAAGGAGACGTCCGGGGCATTTGCTTTTCTAACAGCAAACGGATTAAAGGCTGAAGCTTCAACCACGTCTTTACAGAATGTATTCAAAGCTTTTGGAACTGAAAAAATAAGGCAAAACTTCAAGAAATTTGGAATTCAAATTTTTGATAGTGAGGGTAAAATGCGTAAAATGGCCGATATAAGCAAAGAGCTAGGCGTATCGTTAGATGGACTTACAGACGAACAGCGAGTTAAGAAATTAGAATCATTAGGTCTCGACCAGGAGGCATCTTTAGGTTTGGCTATAATGTCGTCAAATGCAAATGAACTAGGCAAAACAATTGATTATGTAGGCAATAGTGCCGGTGAGATGCAGCGTACTTTGGATAAAAGTCAAAACCCACTAAATACGATTAAAAAATTAGGAAATCAATTTAGTGGATTAATGACAGAGATAGGCTACAAGATATTGCCTGTTGTTAATGTGGCACTTGAAAAGGCTTTGGGATGGATAACCGGAATTACTGAAGGTATATCAACAGCATACGAAAAAAGCGCATTGTTTAGAGATGTTGTAGATGGGATTGGATGGGCTATTAGCAGCCTATGGGATGGAGCAACCATGTATTTTTCAAGCCTTAGCGATTCATTTGATAAAGCTAGTAAAGAAATGGAAAAGTATGGTTATTCATGGAAAAAATTAGGTGAAGATTTAGAGACGACTTATTCCTGGCATAAAAAGCAAATTATTGGCTTTGTTAATGGAGCAATTGGCGTACTTAGATTATTGAAAGATGCTTGGGATGGATTATGGAGCGGAGATGCAACAGCTTTTGAAAAATTAAGTATAAAAAATATAAGAAAAGCATTTTATGAGGGATACCAGAAAAATCAGACAAAAGATAATGCTACAGCATCCGTAATTGAAATAATTAAGCCTACAGCTCCAGATATAGTTAGTAAAAAGAAAATTAATTCAATTTTAAAACAGGACGATAACTCTAAAATTAAAAGTAAAGATATCGCAAGTGGTATTGATTCTGTAGTTGGTGGGGGAAAGCAGGCTAAGAATATAACCATAAACATAACAAAGCTTGTTGAAATGTTGAGTGTTAACAGCAATACATTAACTGAAGGATTAACTGAGGTCCAGGGAATGGTCGAAGAGGCTTTGTTGCGAGTGTTGAATAGCGCTAATTCAATGAGTAATGGCTAAGATTGAATTTAATATACCTGATTTATATAGGATGGCATTTGGCTATACGGGACTACCATTTCCACTTGGTGATTTAAGCTCTAATTTGCCGGATGTTGCAGGGATAGCAAAGTCTATTACAGGTAAGAATGATGTTTATGGCAAGCCTTATTTTATGCCTATTCGACTAAATGGAGTCTGGCTGCCGAATAGTCCATCAATGAGTCTTAATGCCGTTAAAAGAATAAAAAGCACGGTTGTGACGGGTGGTTATGGTACTGTAAAGGAGCTGATTTCAATTGATGATTATAAATTACAAATTAGGGGCTTTGCAATCAACTTTGAAGAGAATGACTATCCTTACGAAGATGTTGAAACTTTACAGGGATTATTTGAGTTAAATAAATCACTAGACATATATAGCGACTTATGCGAAATATTTGGAATTAATAATGTTGTTATTGAAAGTTTGAATTTACCTGAAATTGTTGGGGTACAAAATGTGCAACCTTTTGAAATTAGTTTATTGAGTGATGCTGATTTTGATGTAATAATTAACTAGATGTATAGTTTAATTGGTGGTATAGAATTGAAAATAGCTAATCTGCAATTTGATAAAGTAATTAATTGCAGTATTGATAAAACAACTCGCTTATTAAGCAATGTTGCCACCATTGAATTACCCCTTTCGGCTGTTTTTGAAAATACAAGACGGTTAAGTTTGCCTAATGAGATTAAAAGAGGTGATAAGGTAAGTATTAAGTTAGGTTACGATGCTGAATTAGTTCATGAATTTGAAGGCTTTGTTTTAGATGTATCTGATAATGATAAGACTATTATTAAATGTGAAGATAGTATGTATCTATTTAGAAAACCTGTTGATAATAAGCTTTTCAAAAAAACAAAGTTGAAGGATATATTGACATATGTTGTTTCCGGTTCTGGTATCCAGCTTAATTCAGATATTCCTGAAATTGAATTCGACAGTTTTTTACTTAAAAATGTCACAGCTATTCAGGCTTTGCAGAAAATTAAGGATAATTATGGACTGTTGATTTATCTTGATAACTCAGGGGCACTATTCTGCGGGTTATCTTATCAGTATGATGCTGGTAATGTAACTTATAATTTACAAGAAAAATTAATCGACAATAAGCTTGAGTATAAGGAATCTGAAGATTTGAAATTTAGGATTAAAGCTGTTTCATTATTAAAAAACAATACCAGGCTTGAAATTGAAACTGGGGATGAAGATGGAGACCAAAGAACGCTTTACTTTAGGAATATTAAAGACAAAGTAAAATTAACAGAATTGGCTAAGCAGGAAATTGAAAAATACAAATATACAGGATATAGGGGAAGTTTAACAGGTTTTGGTTTGCCGTATGCCACTTTTGGAATGAAAGCAACCATAAAAGATAGTAATTACCCGGCGCGCGAGGGCGATTACTATATCGAGGGCGTAAATGTTAAGTTTGGCCAGGATGGATTTAGCCGAAAATGTGAATTAGGTGTGAAATTATGAGCAAAA